GGCGATTGGGTCGTCTTCGCCGTCGTCTTCGTCATCTGGGTCTTCATTCGCGAGAGCACAAACCAATAGTCAGATATTCTCTTCTACTGGGTCAAAATCTAAAGGCCCGACCCCGAAAGTCGCAATTAAGAAAAAAGGTAAAGCCAAAAGCTTAAAACCATGCCCTCCAGGAAAGGAACGCAATCCCGCAACACGTCGTTGTATTAAAATATGCCCTCCTGGCCAAACCCGCCGCAATGGCCGTTGTGTCAAACCTTAAATTGTCATTTCAAAATGATTTTGAAATGATTTTACACCATTGGGCTCCCTTCTGGGATATGTCCAATCAGCAACACTGTAGTGTACATTACTATAAGAATGGTTGATTACAAATAAGCAAAAATGTATCGCATCAAGTCTTTCTTTCCAATTCGGGTATTGTCGTAGGCAACGATCTCATTTGTCCTACTCACCTTGGATAAGAAATCAGGGTATTCCGAGTAGTTTGTGAGCCCCGACAACTGATTTACCGAAACACTGAGGCGATGACCAACACCGAATCCCATGGTGATTGAAATGAAGTTGTAGAGGGCATTGTAGCACGAAAATGATTTGACAAACTTAACAAAGTGGGTGTTGTTTCTGGATTCATAACCGCGCGAGCCATATACATATATCAAGTCTTCGTCCTCGTCGTATACGAGGAAAAGGTTCATATCTGTGTTTCCCTGGTGGTCCTTCTCGGTGAGGTAGAGAACCATCTTGGGATCATAGTAAATTATATCGTCGGGGGTTGTAGAGGGCATTCTTGAATATATAACGGTGTATCCATTTAAATCGTTTTTAAAGTCTATTTTTAGATGGAAGTCTATTTTTAGATGGAAGTCTATTTTTAGACGACCTTTAATGCCTTGGACCGATGGCCTTGGCATAATGCCTTGGCATAATGCCTTGGCATAATGCCTTGGACCGTCATCATTTAGGAAAAGATAAATAAATTAACTTGATTAGTATTTAAAGTTGTTTTATTTTGTTTTACATATTATAATAATTTTCAAATGAGTTCCTTTGCTACACCTACAACAACAATTGGACAACAAACTGCTCTTGTACCTGCTTCGGGAGGTGCCAATAACCAAGCAGCAAGCGCCAACTACCGTGTTCCCGAAGGAGTTACTTTCACAAATATTTGTAAGATTTCCATCACCGAGGATAAGCCGATTATGATGGATTATTGGCTTGCCTCTATTGAAAAGAAGGCGCTCATTGGTGTTCGTGAGAACAACGAGAAGCTTTTAGTGAAGAGTGAGGAGGAATACACGAGTCCGATTCAGAAGATTTTCAGGGCGGGAAATGAGTTCATCATTATGACCGAGAACTCTCTCTACATTGTTGATAACAAGATTCCTACCAAACGCATCACATAAGTTGGGTCATTTAGGTAGCCCCTTAGACCCTTCGGGTGAGGGGGATTCGCTTTGGTCGGGTTATCCTTTAGGATAACCCTTATAGGTCGCCTCCTTCGGGTGGGAGGCTTTGGTCGGGTTATCCTGAAGGATAACCCTTATAGGTCGCCTCCTTCGGAGGCTTATAAAATTGAAAATGTTTTAATTATGACAACCCTTTCATCATTAAATCAATCATGGGACAAATTATCAACGAATATTTACACGAAGAACATCTGGTAGAGTTACCTACTGACACCGAAGACCCTGTAACCAACATTTACGTCGATGAACACGATGCGCCTCCAATCACGAACAAAAAATACTACATCGGCATCCCTAGTTTAACCGAGGGCCATTATTTGCTTATGACCCATATCCGTCCAAACACCTATTTCCAATATGATCACGAAGATGTATGCGACTATTTACGCGAATACAGTTCTATACAAGTGCCCGAGACCCAGTCCACAGAAATTATGAAGACCGAGTTTGCGTTTGAAGATATATGCGGTGAACGCGTTTATATAGCGCGTGTTGTTTTGAAAACATGCTGGTTGCGAATGTTCCAGCGCAAATGGCGACGATCACGCAATCCGACCGTCCAATAATTGATTGAGTCTTGTTTTCCAAAGTATTATTGTTTTTTCAAATTTGTAAAAAACTTGTTTTACCATAATCTACTAGTTTCCCGGATGACAATAGAGGGCGTTGCGAATAACCGTTTTCTTTCAAAAATGTTTGCATTTTTGTCACTAAATCGCCCATAATTGTGGTTTCTTTTATCATTGTTAAGAACGCATACGTCAATGCTCCGGATGCCATTTCTTTACCGTTGATCTGCGCTACCGTATCCATACTTAATTGCTGGTCGGTACAACCACTTATCATATACACATCACCCGCCGTTTCCGACTCATTTGTATTATCGGGATATCCATATGTATATCGCAAGTCCAAAACGGTTCCGCTAAAACAACAATCAAAGAGAGCCACCAATTTTGCTCCTGGTTTTAATGTATCCCGTATCATCCGATTTAGTTCATCATCTATTATACACGTACCAATTGAGTATGCATCAATCGGCACAATGACTTCGTCTTGTCCATCTGCCTCATCCTTGTTAAAATCCGCCGTACAAGTTCCGTGACCACTAAACATAAAAAACGCGGTATCTCCAGATGCGGTATTTGAGAGTAGTGTTTGCAACCCTGTCAGTATGTTTTGTTTCGTCGGTTTTTCGGGTGTTTCATCATTTAATAGTGTTACATTTGTAAAATTATATTTATTTTTGAGAAAGTCTTGTACGTTTTTGGTGTCATTAATACATCCATATAATTCGTTTATGGTTCCTGTATAATTGATCCCAACCAAAAATGCGGATTGTTTTTTTGCGTTCATCATATCTTGATTATATTTTTCAGTTATTTTTTTTAAAATAGCATTTAAATCATTTATTGCACGATTGATTAGAACTTTTTTAAACGCATTATTTATTCGCATCAAATTAATTTTGCGTATTGTTGCGTTCAATTGTGATTGAAGTCTAGAAACATTTGTGTTGTATATTTCGGTTAGTGTTGGCATTATATATTATATAATAATATTTTTACAAATCGCACTATATTCTGCTAACTCAAGAAAAAACAAACATATACCGCCTTAATTGCCGATACTTTTCAGCTTTGAGAAATACGTCGTGGACACATTGATTTTGCGCTTTCGCAACTTCGCTTCTTTTTTCACGGCGCCACTGCCTTCGGCCTCCACTTCGCGCGCAATGTAAATATTGGGAAACTCTCCAATCAATATTTGTTTCACGTATTCATACACAAATCGCAACACGGGTTCAGAGCAATTTCCCACAATCAGGCACCCGCCCGTCCGAAATATCATAAAGCTCACTTTGGTATATTTCAGCGTTTTCGTCAATTCCTCCACGGTCAGCTCGCGATGTTCTTTCAACACGGTTCCGCGCTGCTTCTCCGCGTCCATCCCGTAGTCGTTGTAGAAATAGTATTTACATTTGATGCCCGGATAATTACACGAATCGTAGGTCGCATCAATGTCGTATTTGTTCCGCAAGATGGCGTGGAGAGCATCGCGATTGACATTGAAATTACACATGAAATTGGAATTAATTAGCACATTTTCATTGGGTACATCACGAAACGCAACGGGCTCGTCAAAGAGGGGTCGCATCACATCCAAGATGAAGATTTTCACGCGGTCAAACAGCGAGTCATTTAGAATGCCTGGGATCTCCAGCTTGCCGGTATTGAACACTTTCACGTGGATTTCGTGGAACCGGCCGTCGCGATTCAAGAACCGGAACGTGATGGCAATACAATTGAACATCGCCCCGCATTTCTCTTTTCCGCGATAATTGGTGACGTTTTTGGTGGAGATCCCTACCGTGATTTTGCGTTCGTCTTTGAACTTGTTTTTCTTGGCGACGGGGTTATCCACTTGTTTGATAATGTGTTCGGTATAGTAATAGGTTTCACTGAGTCGGCGCAGGTTTTCAGCACATTCTTCTTTGGAATGCGCGGCGATTTTCATCTGTTTCTTAATTATTCCTTCCGCTGGTTTCCAGTATTCCACAATCGGCAGTTTCCAAAAGATGCTTGTCACGTCTATGTTGGATTGGTTTAAGTAGAGGAGCATCGTTTTCGTAGATATGTAGAGGCTATCGCATTCGGGGGTTATGTTGCCGACATTGTCGCAAATCGTTGCGGACTTGGCCGCCGGCGGAAATGGATTGTCGCATTCCTTGTCGTAGTTGTTAATAAAACTTTCCCATTCGTTATCTAAATCGTTTGACATTGTTAGTTAAGATTGTATATCCTATTTAAATGGTTTAAATAAATCAATTTTCCAAGGTCTCCCCTCCCCCTTCGGGTATAAGAGACCCTTCACTTCGTAGACCCTACGGGGCAAAGGGTCCCTTCACTTCGTAGACCCAAGGCCCTCTTATCACCTTATTAACCAAACAATATAAAGTTTTTGACAAAATCCCTATAATGAACATCAATGAAGAATCGCAGCCCTGGTGCGAAAAATACCGCCCCACCCAATTTGAAAACATCGTTCTGGACCCTTACAACAAAGACATTTTCCTCAATATGTTGGATAAGAAATATTTCCCCAATATCTTGCTCTACGGTCCTCCAGGCACTGGCAAGACCACCACCATAATCAATCTGATAAACGCATATCAGAAGTCTATGAAACACGTGAACCGCGGCCAAGTAATCCATTTAAACGCGTCCGATGAGAGAGGCATTGACATTATTCGTTCTCAAATCTACCAATTCGTAAAAACAAAGAACCTTTTTGAAATCGGGTACAAGTTTGTCGTCCTGGATGAAGTGGATTATATGACAAAAAATGCGCAACAGGCGCTCAAATACTTGCTCCAAAGTTGCGACAAAAATGTGAAGTTTTTCCTCATTTGTAATTACATTAGCAAAATTGACTACTCCCTCCAACAAGAGTTCATTTGTATTCGGTTCAATCAACTCCCGCAACAACAGATCCACCATTTCATACGCGATATTTGTTTGAAAGAGGGGCTAAGCATTAGTGAAACGAATATCCAGGCGATCCAGCAACTTTATAATTCGGATATTCGCAGCATGATTAATTACGTCCAGCTCAACCAGCACCAGATTTCGTCAAAAAATACGTATCATATTATGAACAACGGGGTATGGGAAAAAATGCTGGAATTGTTGTTGGCAAAAGACGAGAAGGCTATAAAACAATATATCTTTCAAACTAGTATCCAGTATAACATTGATAAAAAACAGATGATTCGCGATTTCTACAACTATGTTATCGTGAATCGCCCCGAATTATGCTCATCAGATTTCTTGGACAATGTAGAGGTTGTTATTCACAACACTGAATGCTCGGTGGGGGATTTGATTGATTATTTTTCGGCATACGGATTACTATAATTATTATATCATAAACTTTTATAATGTGTTACAATTCAGAAATGTCTTTTGCGTTTGCATCTATTGGTCTGATATCCCTTGCGTATATTTATAATTATAAAAAATCAATTACTGAATCTGGAATCCAGTATATTTTGATATTTTACACATGTATGGAATTATTACAAGGAATACAGTATTTCTTTGTGAATCAATGTTCCAATGCGGTAAATATAGCTTTAACTGAGATAGCATATATCCTTGTATTGGTACAACCTCTAATGTGGAATATGTTTTACTATTTTAATAGTGAAGCTGGTGATAAAAAAATGTTCTTGGTAGCCATTGTATCGTTTATTATTTGGATGATATTTGACATATCGGCTCGCATATTGTATGACAAGATAGACAATAATAAGACAAAGAAACATGGGTTCTTCGCCGCAGATAAAGTTTGTACTAAAAAGCAGAAAACTCATTTGTATTGGGAATGGACATCGGCCAACTTTGGCGAATTGAATGCGACATTTTTGAGTTATTCCATGATATGGTTCATACCTGCTTTGTTTTCACGCCAATTTTGGAGCACTTCTATACTGATGATGTGCCTTGCTTTATTTTCAGCATTTATCGCAATGTTGAACAAAGAGTTGTTTACATTTGCTAGTTTATGGTGCTACATCAGTGTGCCTATTTTCTTGTGTGTAATTTTCAATTATGTATTTTTAAAAAAATAATTGTGATTCTAAGTCATCGGTGGACTTAGGTTTTTAACCAAAAAGTCATCGGTGGACTTAGGTTTTTAACCAAAAAGTCATCGGTGGACTTAGGTTTTTAACCAAAAAGTCATCGGTGGACTTAGGTAATTCGTCCGAAACCATATAAAAATTACGCCTATCCCTATATATGTTGCCAATGACCGAACCCCGCTCCGGATATTTAGAACTCATTCTCGGCCCAATGTTTTCCGGTAAAACCACGCGACTTATTGAGCGATATCGTGCCTACACCTATATAGGCAAGCGTGTCATCGCCATCAATTACTCTTTGGATACGCGATACAGTGACACGATGCTCTCGTCCCACGACCGTATTGAGATTCCGTGTATTTTTGCGGCGTCGCTGATGGAGACGACCACAATGAATGCTGTGATGGACGCCGACGTGGTGCTTATTAATGAGGGCCAGTTTTTCCCCGATTTGGTGCCCGCGGTCAAACAACTAGTAGAGGACCAGCAAAAAGACGTCTATGTGTGTGGTTTGGATGGGGATTTCCGGAGAGAGAGGTTCGGCACAATCCTGGATTTGGTCCCGTTTTGCGACCGCGTGGAGAAACTGGCGGCGTTTTGTGCGGAATGTCGCAATGGAGTTCGTGCCATTTTCTCTAACCGAGTTACGGCGGAGTCATCGCAAGTAGTTATCGGTAGCGATAACTACCGGCCATTGTGCCGCGCGTGTTATATGCGTGTATAAAGTCGCGTTTTAACGCAATTTATTGAATCGTTCCATCTTATAATATGGAACTATTTGAAAGCCATTTTAGCAATTTGCGCGGGAACTTGTTCTATGACGCCGCTGCCAATCAGTACGATATGTTTTTTGGAAAAGGGACCAGCCACCATATTAATTACTTGACATTCAAGAAACTCTTTGAACAAATGGGCACGCCGAAGGAGCCCATCATCTTGGAATCGGGCATCGCCATCCAGAGCACGTATCTTTTCAACGAGGTTGTGCGCAAATATGGCGGTCAATTTTGGTCGGTGGACAATGACCCAGAATTGGTTGCTGCTCACCAGGGCAATATGTGCCCCGGAACCAAGCTTGTTCACAATGACAGTGTGGCGTTTTTTAAGGAATGGACTTCTACAAGTACAAGCACTTATACAAGTGGTATACCGAAAGCCGACATCATTTATTTAGACAGTTATGACCTGGACTTCTATAATCCCGAGCCATCTGCGAAGCACTGTCTCGCGGAATATATGGCGCTAACGACCACGATTAAAAAGGATACGCTGCTTCTCATTGACGACACCCCAATGAATCCTTACTGGTTAGATACTAGAGGTGAGACTTATTATGATATGCTTGATTATTACGGAACGTTTGGCATAATGCCGGGGAAGGGGATGTATGTGTTGGATGAAGTGAAAAACGCGGACAAACTTATTCACAATTATCAGGTTTTGTATCGGTTTAATGAGAGTCCGTATTAGCTGTGGTGCCGACTGTGCCGCCAGCTAAGGCGCTGCCGACTGAGCCACTGGCTATATCTAAGTTTTGCTTGCGTTCTTGTCCACGGACTTCCTTGTACTGGTTGATAGAGGCTTCATTGAGTCGGATTTCGTCTTCATTTGCGGCGAACTTTTTCTCTCTGCTGAAGGAACTCTTCTTTCCATATTTATTTGATTTGGCAGGAGTAGCGTCGTTATTTTTGGGCATTCTATTATAAATACAATATGGCGTATTGTCTTTATATATTCTGTAAATATATAGCCGTGAAATGGTAGCAAAAACCCGAGGTAAAAAACAACGGTCTAAGAGAACCACTCAGAAACGCAACATAAGCACTCAGAAGCGCGAGATAAGCACTTTGAGAAATGCGAACGCATTTAACAAACAGCGTGGTGGAGATGACTTTGCTATAGAAGGCATTGTTGAAGACATAAAGACATTAACAACAAAAATTGCCAAGGCCAAGTATACAGACGGAACAAGCTTTAAAAAAAATATGATTGACCCATTTTACCCCATTGTATCTTCATTTGACCAACATATTGTTAATGAAATCACAAAAAAAGACCTTATGGCACTAAGCAAATCACTGGAAACATTTTTAGAAACCATTGAAAAAAATAAACCAAAATTGACACAATTTTATCCAAGTTTTTATTTGGAAGTAATTCCCCGAGAAATATCAAGAATGTTAGAAACGATTCGGGCAAAAATGGAGTCTATGCCTACAATTGTCGTTAAACCAACCATTGTTAAAAAAAATAAAACAGAACAAAGAGAAGCTTTGAAAAGAGAAGCAGAAGAATTAGAAGCTTTGAAAAGGGAATCTGAAGTGTTAGAAGCTTTGAAAAGAGAAGCAGAAGAATTAGAAGCTTTGAAAATGGAATCTGAAGCGTTAGAAGCTTTGAAAAGAGAAGAAGAAACATTATTTATGGATTTTGAAAACACACGTTCAAATAAAGTAGCAGAATTTGAAAAAATGGTTCGTGAAAAAAGAATACGTTTAGAGAAACTACAAGCAGAAAGGAAAGAAAAAGAAAACAAAATAGAAAAAGACAATAACAGAAAACAAGACTCCATACAACAATTTACCGACCAATTTAATAATGAAATTGCGCAATTATTTAACGCATTCACAGATATTTTTGAAAAACAATTAGAATTATTACAAGATTCAAAAAAATTGGTTTCTATTGTAAAAGAAATATATCCAAATGTTCTCAACTATACTGATAAAATACAGAATCAAAATAAAGATGATAAGTTTTTATACAAATATTATTCGTTTTATTTATTGATATTTATTGGTATGTTGAATCGTTTTTTGAAAACAAGGGTCCCCGAACTAAAATTGGTCATAAAAGGCGGCAAAGCCGCGCAAATGATTCTTTCACCCAACCCGACCCTAGATCTGAAGAGTGACGATATTGATGTGCTTGTTCAACATCCAGACCAACTTTACGCAAAAATATTTTCGCAGCATTTTGTTTCATTCTTTGGAGAGAAAACACGCGATAGTGAGCGTGTATCTGTATTATTGGAAAATCCAACAAATCCACATGTTTTAAAGATATATTACATAAATCAAGATAATAATCGTCTCGTCATTTCGGATATTGATTCCAAGCCGCTTCCAAACCCGGAACTCTTTGATATCATTGAAACCACAAAATCCAAGGATATTGACATTGTGGATGCGGATGAGGTAGAGACAACATATCTGTTTCGCTTAACTTATTATCATCAAACTCGCGAATCGTTTATTAATGAAAAAAAATACTATCGTGATATGTATTCAAATCTGCCACCGAGTGATATAAACTCGCGGTTTGCCGAAAAAGCCAGTCGTTATGTGAGTGTGATGGAGCCGTCACCAGAGAAATACGAAACGTTTATGCCTCCGTCGCCTCCAAAATAAATATTTTGGACTACTATATATTATGGCCGAAGAACCAGAACACGTGAGAATTGATATGACTCAAAATGATTCTGTAGAGGATTTAACCTTGAAAGAAGATTTGACCTTGAAAGAGGATTTGACCTTGAAAGAGGATTTGACCTTGAAAGAGGATTTAACCTTGAAAGAGGATTTAACCTTGAAAGAAGATTCTATTATGAAAGTGACATCTATGGAGACCATTGAACTGGGACTTTCGCCAAAAGAAGAGTCATCCACTATAGATTTATCCACTATAGAAACAACATCCACGGAGGTGGTTGTCGTAGATAATCAGGACACCAATCAGAAAATCGGTGTCGCCGCCACTGTGGCCGTAGAGTTCTATCGTGCTCTCGTCGCGTCTTTCTTGATTCTCTTTGTCCCCCAGGATTGCGGCGGACACGTATGTTCATTTAGTGAAAATGCGCAAACTGGGCCCGACCCTCTCTATAACGCAGGTTTCGCCTTCAATTGTATTACGATGGCGGCATTCCTCGTTTTGTACTATGCCGAGGTCCGCCGCGAAGGGAAACTGATTGCCTACTTGGACGTGAATCCCGCGAAACCATCCGACAATACTGCTGTAGGTGTCGTTCTCGGCGAGTTGCCGAAATACTGTAGCGAGGCGATTCTTTACTATGATGGCCTCTATATCAAGGCCGGTTATACAGTGATTGTGTGCTTCGCCGTGAATACCGTGTTGTCTGGATTGGTCGTCTACAAATACTACTTGGATGACAAGACGACGACCACCTACATTACCTCAGTACTATTCGTTATCCAGAAATTGATACAAGTGTATGCCACGTTGAAGACGGAGAAGAACGTGTTTTATTCGGCATACTTGAGCGGGAAAATCCAGTACAACGATGTAGACAAGGACAAGATGGAGAGGGTTGGGACTATAGTTAAAACAGCCCCATAAACCGGCGTCTTGCGGACGGTTGTTCCGTAATTTTTGCCAATTCTTTGCGAAATATGCTGGTGTCTATTTCCATCGGAACCATTGTCCTTATTGCCGCCTTGTTCGGATGTTCCATCAAACATCGGACGTATAGATCATAGGAAATACCGTCTAGAACCCAGTGCCGCTGGTGAATGCTCAAATATCGGTGGTCCACCGACTTTCGGCACATATGGCACAAGTAAAAGATGAGCTCGGTAATGTAATTCACATATTCCACCGACTCCTCTACACCCTCTTCGTTGATTTTTTCAATCAGATGTACGTATTCGCTTAACCGCATCTGGATGTCCGTAATTGGGGTGAAATAGATGCGTTCAAATGCCGCGGCGTAAGACTCCCACATCTTCGCGGATTTGTAGTTGATATCGGCCTTCTCTCTTAATTTGAAAAAAGTGTTCACCGTAGAGAGGACAAAGGTTGCGACCAAAATGTAGAATATTTGGGAATTAGTCAAGAATGTTGCACTAGACCCGGTCTGACCCGCGGTGAGTGCCGTGAAAAGCGTGATTGCGAAGTTTATGGGCGTGGATATGTAGTTCCAGAAGGCGGCATTGAAATACTTCTTTTTCACTTGGACGCCGATGCGCAAGTTGAGGTTGTCTTGGATTACGAGCATAATTCCCCAGGTGGGAGAGAGGTTGTCAATTATGTAAGTTTGGTTGAGCCCTTCCGAACTAATCACGGAGATATTGTCTTTGGATTCGGCATTATTGATGGGTTTGGTCATTCCATTTGTCGTCATTCCATTTGTTGGTATTTCATTTAAACCACTTTCTTCATCGCTTTCTTTCTCAAACATCATATATTACTAGAACTTATTCTAGTAATAGATTTTATCCTTATTATAGTTCATCCTTTCCATAGTTTATCCTTTCCATAGTTTATCCTTTCCATAGTTTATCCTTTCCATAGTTTATCCTTTTCATAGTTTATCCTTTCCATAGTCATCTACCATCTATTTTATAGTTCATCTATTTTACGGGTCATCTTATATCTACTTTACAGGTCATCTACTTTACAGGTCATCTACTTTACAGTTCATCTACTTCCATAAGTCATCTACTTAACAAGCCAACTTCATCTATACACCGGTGGAACCAAATCCGCCTCCCGACCTCTGCGTTTCTACGCCTAAACTACATTCATTGTCCACCATTTCCACCAGAATCGGCATCAGTCCCGGCGCACAAATCTGGACAAATCGGTCATATTGATTTACTAAAAACTGGGGGCGTATCGTATCAAATGCGCCAATGATGTTTCCGCGGTATCCCGCGTCAATAATTCCCGTGCTATTGGCGAGGCGAAGCGGTGTCTTCACAATACTGGACCGGGGATGTAAATAGAACCCAGTGTTGTATTCGGGATGGCCTCTCTCTACAATCTGGGCGGAACATTTTACGCCAAAATCAATCTTGGAGACACCCATGTTCATATCTTGGACAATCGGCGCAAACAAGTCAAATCCCGCATCCACGTGATAAATATTGTCAAATACTTTGCGATTGTGGTTATGAACCGCCTCGTAATAACGATTGTATAATTCGGGGTAGTTATGATCCACAAAAATAGTTAGACGCATGTATCGGGGATAGACATCCAGCAAGTTTTGTTGTATCATTGGTTATAAACAAATAAGCGTCATTTGTTTATATCTTTTTTATAATACCACGAATCACAATTGCCTCTATAAGCGATTCGTCGCTTTATCCGCCATGAATCTTTGTGGTAGTACATTTCATCATTTGATTGGTAGTCATGTTTGCCGTCGGCTGGCAACTCGCTGAGTACCCGATGCGCTCCTTGAACGTCGCCCCTGGACCCGGCACGCCATAGGCAAGAGCATTCGCGGTTTGTCGGCCATACGCCGTCGTAAATGTGCTCGCCGAACTGGTAATCGTATCATACTTGAGTCGCGCTAAACGACTGCTTGCGTCCACGCTTCCCTGGGTCGCAAACTTACTGTTGCTGGGCTTGTAGTAGAGAGGCACATAAGGAGTGCCAATCTGGGGCTTCTCGGCGCCGTCAAAGTTTTGGTCAATTCCCACGTTTGTAGCAGAAACAAATGGCCGTTGGTTAAAAATATTGTTCTCTGGAGTTCGATTACCCGCATCAATATCGGGTTGTAAATAAAATACACCCTCTCCACCAGCATATGTATTTATTGTAATTAGTGCGCCACTTATACTACGATTACCATCGGCACCTGTGGGATAATAACCGGCATCCACGCCAATAATATTTTGAAACACATTGGGCAAAATACGTATTACTGGAACAACGGTATACGAAGTTAGAGTTATACCATCCGCGGCTGTGAACATAGTTGATGGAAACACATTTTTATTCACCGCTTTACACTGGATTTGGATGCGGTCAGTTCGCACATTGTAGGCGAAGTTCATCGCATATTCCTTTTTCCCAGTTGACCGATTCGTGTAATAATGGTTCTTGGAAATCATAAAGTTTTGAAACTGGGTAACAAACTCGCCCAAGTCGTAGTTACCGTCAGGAAACGTGACATTATGTACTGAGCCGTTTATCCATTGATAAGTGAAGAGAGGCGACACCGAGAACCCCTTAATGGTCACCTTAGCGCAATGGTTGAGTCCGGACGGCGAGTAAATGTTTTTCAGACTCTTGGCGGAACCCGGTTCAGCAGTCGCGTCGCCAAATCGCACATAACTATATTGGTTCTGCGCAATGGTCAAATTGCGACTGACTAAATATTCATTGGATGACGTATAATACCGGTCATTGGTCTTGGAACTGATGGATACGCGTTTCACGTTGCCCGAACTGCGCACCCGGCGGCGAGCATCCGATGCCTTGCTACAAGCGACGGTATCACAAGAGGTGGTTGGCCTCTCTGATTTATTGACGGTGAGGCCGAACTCGGCCACTTCAGTGCTCCGTGTTTGATTGGTAGAGTTGGTATTTACGATGGTTCCACCGGGCGACATGAAATTGTCCAGACTAATAGAGGCGCGACTACAAACACTGATATTAGCGATTTCTTTACGATAATGGCGCATCGGTTGTGGCGCGTGTAAATTACTTTTTTGAATCACGGTTGAATTGGTATTTCGTTTTAATCCGGCGACAATTTGGTTAAATGACCGACCTTTCCACGAAATAATGCGTCTTTCTATTTGCGCTGACATTATACATATCGCGCAGAGAAAAATGTAGAGGTGAAGCCGCTCCTCCCTTTTGGATATCCCTTTTGGGTTACTCGCTCCGCTTAACACATTTAGAATCTACTTCAAAGGTCGGCGTCTTCTCTTCTTGGGGAACAATGCGCAACAAACATTTGGCTTTCTTGCCATATAGAGGCCGTGTACACCCACTCTCTTTCTTATTATGTGTCTTAGTATGTGCCTTTTTAGTAGTACGGTGTGCGGTGGCAGTACATTTGCGCGCCTCCGGAACAACACATCTCGACCGAAAGTTTTCATAAGTATCGCGCACTTGTTCATATGTGAGACCCGACTTCTTATGAAGCATTTCATTGATCAGCTCGTGTAGATCAAAAATGTATTTAGAGAAGGTTTGGCGAGAGGCCATATGCGACATATTTAGGGGGAGTTTCTTGAAATTGTGTCGCAAGTTGGCGCGGCATTTGCCACACGGCAGCACATTGCGCAAACTGAGGACATAGGCACGATAATTCACCTTGTCTCTATGGGTTGGATTCACAGGATAGTTGAAGCTCATCGTGTGGAGGAAGTGCCATTGGCTCGGCCCCCAAATGGTGGTAAGCATCCCATCGTTGCTGTTGTAATCGTTTTCACTATATGGCGATTTCTTTCGCGTGGCCATTTAGAATAGAATGATATATTTTGACACACAAGGTTTCTTGTGTAAAGACACCAGCCTAAATGCCCGCGCGTTGTTTCCATATATAAAGTATGGTTTAAGTTTATACAAATGCCGACAATCGTTGAATTAATAACTACATTCATTAGTCCGCGATATAAAAAAATAATATTTGTGTTTTTTGTTGTGTTATTCTCAGCAGCTGCTTATTTTTTTTATCAAAAATGGAATATGCCGCGAGAAGATAAATATAGGGATATTTATCAACCGAATGACCAGAGTACAAATGAGGCTGTGATTTATTTCTTTTTCGCGGACTGGTGCCCCCATTGTACCAAGGCCAAACCCGAGTGGACCACATTCGCAAATGAGAAGGATGGTAAACTAATCAACGGCGTCAAATTGCGATGTTCTATGGTGGATTGCTCGGACCCAGATAGTTCGGATGCCGCGGCCAAGATTGAGCAATATGATATCAAATCATACCCGACCATCAAGCTGGTTTTCAAGGGGGATATCTACGATTTTGACGCAAGTGTCACCAAGGATCATCTGAACGAGTTTGTTGAAACAGTGATTGTGTAAAAGTAACTTTTATTTTGTTACTGATAACCCAGTAATTTACTTGTATTAATGTTTACACTATTGTGTGTGATATTTTATATTAATAATATATAATGTCTAGAAAAACGTTTGATGATATAGATTTTGATAATCTGGATTTTAAACAGCTGGCAGAGCTGGAGGCGGAGCTTGATAAACCGGCTGTATATAATAGAAGGTATCCAGCTAAACCGAATGGCACAAGCATTGTATCCAGAATTACTGTAACTGCCCATATTGACTATACAAAAGGTTTTCAGAGAATGGCACGGGATAAATACCCAGGTCCAAGAGAGAACACGAACATCTATGATTATGATTTAGAATATTTAACAGCAATTATGAATAATTATGACGAATTATATTATAAGTTAGATAAAAAAAATAATATAGCAATACCAAGAGCTGGTGCTGAATTTGATGGTAGCGCAACTTGGAGAGAATTATTAGAACGCTATTTTTGGGAAGGCGCGAAATTAAGAAAGCCAAGCATGAGTCCGCCCAAAAGCATGAGTCCGCCCAAAAGCATGAGTCCAGGCAAATCTAAGAGTTCCAAAGGTGGATCTAGGAAAAAGATAGGCACCCGCCGCCATCGTAAATAGATGCGTTATTTAGATAAAATCTTGAAATACCCTTTGGTTAGCTATCCGCGTCTGTTTTGCTATGCGCGTATGCGTCTATCCATTCTCGCGCATCTTTAACGCCTTTCTCTATTTTTTGCGCCCTTTTTTCAGGGCTTTCTAATATCTCCATAATATGTGAAAAATCAACATAATCCACATTCAAACATATGTCATTTTTACGAACAACCAGTGTATCTTGTGTATATGTCAAAACCATATTCACTAAATACCGAATGTATTCAAGGAGTCCAATATTATCGGGAAATGGACCCACTTTCATATCTATTCTTATTCCAAGGATGTGCTTTTCATCACATCCGTGGGCCAAACATTTAGCAATCGGATAATTGGAATAAACCCCGCCATCCATAAATGTTTGACTATCGTATTTGAACGGCTTGAATAATACGGGTAGTGCGGAGGAAGCATATATGCCATCAATTACACGCATATTAGGTCGTGTTTTATGAGACAATTCTTCCACGGTTGCGGTCCCAATATTCAAACTGTAGAAATACAACTCTTTGCCAATTTGTTCGTAAAACTGTTGGAATGTGATATTTACATCGATGTCTTTACCTCTCAATAGAGGCGCAAATATTTCGTAAAAGAAGTTGCCATCCAAGATTCCATTATTCACAAAGCTCTCGTAAAAATTAATAGAATTAAAATTGAATAATGCTTTCCAAGGCCGTGAAATAAAATATTTATCAACAGTTTCCCAGGGATAATTTAGCGCAATAATCAGCGACAACATACTGCCCGCGGATGTCCCGTAAAATGCGCGAACCGAATCGTATTTCCATATGCCTTGTTGTTCAGCCTCTCTGGTTGCGCCATATAAATTGAAAATTGTTAATCCACCACCACTTATGATTATATTTTGTATTAGGTCTTTTTTATCGTCCATTATAAAAGGAATAAAAATATATTTCTATATATTTTTATGGTTTTGTCGTGAAAATAATTCCAACCTATGGAATATACATCATCGCACGCACTATGTCTATTTTTCTATTTGATGAACAAGAAACCAAAGGCAAAATCAACATTGATGACCTCTATGAAAAACAGCAAAAAAAGGATCTGAAACAAGTGAGTATTTTCAACAAGATTCTGAACCGTATCCACAACAAGATTCGCATTACGGCGCGTAACCGAAATGGCGACAAGTTTATTTGGTTTACCGTGCCCGAATACATTTTTGGAGAACCCGTTTATCAACAAGCCGATTGTATTGCATATTTGGTGGATAAATTGGAGGAGAACAAGTTCTATATCAGGTATATGCATCCCAATTCGTTGTTCGTGTCTTGGGCGCATATTGTGCCTGGGTATGTTAGAAGCGAGATTAAGAAGAAGATGGGTCTCATATTGGATGAATACGGAAATGTGATTGAAAAGGTAGGGGGGAGAGAGGATGTCAATTTGAATGAGCGACTTATCAATACGCAACAAGCTGCTGCGGGACCTGTGAAAAAGGTATTCACGCCGATTACCAATTACAAGCCGACGGGGAAGTTTGTGTATGACCCGTCGTTGTTTGAAACATTGGAGAAAAGGCTTGAATAAGTTGACCCTTAGAGGGAGGGTCATTAACGGTCGGCCCTTCGATCCCGTAGGGAGGGGCCTTATCGCTTCTATCGCCTATCGCTTCTATCGCCTATCGCTTCTATCGCTTCTATCGCCTTATCGCTTCTATCGCCTATCGCTTCTATCGCTTCTATCGCTTCTTCCTCGTTCCTCCTTTTGACATCTTAATTTGTTTTGTCGTATTATCCATGATTTTCTGTAAAGCCTTGTCAGATATATTGGATTCTTTGATTGCTTGTAACAATTGGTTGATTGCTGCGACTTGCATCTCCGATTTTGAAATAAACAATTCATTTACCGACGCAATCATATCTTTGTAAGATTTACTATTTAATATTTCATCACTTAGCACATTCGCCTGTTCTTCGTATTTGGCCATCTTTTCACGAATGATTTGATTTAGCAATTCAGAAAGATTGCCGTCATATTCAGTATAATCGCGCTTTGGTATTCGGGGTACCTTTTCATGGCCTTCTATGTATTTGTTGATTTGAGGTTCTATGTCGGGCATATTTGATCCACCGCTTTGTAAGCTTTGTGTGCTTTGTGTGCTTTCTTGGTCGCGCTGCACGCTTTGCACGCTTGCGCCTCCACGCTTTGCTTTTTGCTGGTTAATAATGTTTAAGATTTCATCACTTAATGCGTTTGTTATATCCGACGGTGTTGATAATATCGCATTTTCTATCGGCTTAATCACAGCTGCGGTTGGTGACGCTTGTTGAACAGGTGATGCTTTTTCCAAAGGTGATACATTTTGTACGGAGGATGGCTTGAATACCGATGAAACCGAAGATTCTCCAGTCTTGCTTTCTTCTCCAGACTTAGGCTTTTCTTCCGGTAAAACCTCTCTCAATCCGATCTTAGTTTTTGTGAGTTCGGTAGCCTTCTTAATAAACTCTTCCACAATCTGGTTCATCTTATTCATGGTTTCTCTCGCGTTCTTGGGATTCGGTACAACTGCTCCAAGGTCTTTTTCCAGTCGGTCCTGTAAGGCTTTCATTGATTTTGTCACGTCATCTACCCCACTCACGATTTTCTTCAAATACCGCAATTCTTTCATATATGCCGGCATAACCACGTCGCTCATCTTACTAGATAAATCTTTCAAGAACCCTTCGTCGTGATATAATACCTTGTCCATATTGTCTCCAAAAATCGTTTTAATATCGGTATCGTCCAATTTGATGTTTTCCTTGAGAAACTTGGCAATGGAATCGGACAAAACCCCCTTTAATGGTTCAAGCACAAGGTTCATTTATAATATAATTATACAAATATGTCGTCCTTGTGAACTAACTAAAAAATTGAACTATGCGACCTAAATAGTTTTGGAAATTATATAGAACGAACGCGTTTAAATACCCAACACCAAATCAATATAACTAATAAATAATGGAATATCAAATTGAAGAAAAACGGGTTGCTAAACCACGAACAAAAAAGGTACATAATCAATTATCTAAAACCGAAAAAGCCAAACTCTGGGACATATTGGACGCCGATGTTGGCCGGAAAAAAATAAGCATTGGTCAAGAAACAGAAGAGCCTATCACGCTTGATAGTCCGATGACCATTTGTCGTTTATGTAAAGCCGCATTGTTGATGCGCGACGACGGGTTCCCCACGTGTACAAACATTGAGTGTGGTCTGATTTGCCGCGATGTGGTGGATTACAACGCCGAATGGCGGTTCTACGGTGCCGATGACAAGAGTTCCACGGACCCGACTCGGTGCGGCAATCCGATAAACCCCTTGCTCCAAGAATCGTCGCTTGGGTGTAAGGTACTTTATTCGGGTAATTCCTCCTACGAAATGCGCAAAATCGGTAAATGGACCGAATGGCAGTCCATCCCCCATCGGGAAAAATCGCTTTATTCGGAGTTCTCGTATATCACGATGATGGCACAAATCGCGGGTATTCCTAAAATCATCGTGGATGACGCATTGGCGATCCACAAAGACATATCGGAGCAAAAGATGTTTCGCGGATGTAATCGCGACGGAATCAAGGCGGCATCTATCTACATCGCATGTCGGCAAAATGGGTGTATCCGTACATCCCACGAAATTGCGGAGATGTTTCATTTAGACAATGCGTCGGCGACTCACGGGTGTAGTTTGGCGCTTGATATCTTGAATACAGTGGAGCGAAACGGGGGCGGAGAACAGACGAATCTTGGGGTCACATTGCCAAGTGCGTTTATTGAGCGCTATTGCTCTAAACTGAATATTGGTAAGGAACATATGATGCTGGGGAAGTTTATATCGTCGCGGGTGGAAAAGATGAACCTGATTCCAGACAATACGCCATATTCCATTGCAGCGGGGATCATCTATTTC